TTATAATGACGAAAGAAGATTTCCAAGCGGAGCTTGGTGCAAGAAAGGCGATTGGGTTGTATTTAGAGCTTACTCTGGCACTCGTATAGAAATGTACGGACAAGAGTTTCGTTTAATTAATGATGATACTGTTGAAGCAGTTGTTGATGATCCTACAGGAGTGGTGAGAAAATGAGCGAGAGTAACGAGCAAGTACAAGCAGAAGAGTTAGTAAATAACATTGAGTTAGAATCTGATCATTCTAAAGAAGATAAGTTCTTCGGTGTTAAAACAGAAATCAGCACAGAAAAACCAGAAGTTGAGGTAGAGGTTGTAGACGATACTCCACAAGAAGATCGCAGACCACCAAAACAAGAAACAGCAGAAGAACCTATAGATGATGAAACTCTAGATAAAGAAATTTCAGATTACAGCGAAAGAGCTGGAAAGCGTATAAGTAAAATAAAATACGAATACCATGAAGAGCGTAGAGCTAAAGAAGCGGCTATAAGAGAAAATACAGAAGCTGTAAACAGATTAAAAACTATGATGGCTGAGAATGAAAGACTTAAAGCTATGGTAGATCAAGGTGGAGAAGCTCTTAATAAACAAGCACTTAATAACGCTCAATGGGCAAAGTACAATGCTCAAGCACAGTTTAAAAAGGCTTACGATGAGGGTGATGCTGATGAAATGGCTAAAGCTCAAGAGTTACTTTCTAGAGCAACACTTGCTGAACAACAAGCATCTAACTATGCACAAACATTGCAAAATCAAGTACCCATGCCTGAACAGCCACAAGAACAACAGCTTGATCCAGATATGCAAGCATGGTCAAGTAAGAATACTTGGTTTATGAATAATTCAAATCCACAACATAGAGCAATGACAGCATACGCTATGGCTATAGATGCTGAGTTGCAAACAAATGGTATTGATCCTGCTACACAATCAGAAAAGTATTATTCTGAAGTAGATAAAGGAATGAGAGAAAAATACCCACAATTTTTCGGAGTTGATGCTGTAGAACCACTTCAACAACAAACTCAAGAAGTGATTCATCAAGAAGAAGCTCCAAAACGACAACCATCCAATGTTGTCGCACCAGCAACTAGGTCTACTGGTAAAAAACCTAGATCAATACGACTGACTCAGACACAAGTTAGATTAGCTAAACAACTTGGTATATCGCCTGAACAGTACGCAAACCAACTCATACAGGAGAGTTAATATGTCAGAGATTGACAACAAAGAAAAAACATTGGAATCAAAATCTGATGTATCACAACCTGAAGCACAAGAGCGCAACCCAAGAGGGATAGACAGCCGAGAAGCTGAACAAAGAGTAGAAAGTTGGGATAACCCATCAAATCTACCTGATCCAACCCCACAACAAGGATGGGTTTTTAGATATATAAGAACATCTTTATTAGGCAAAACTGATAATCCTAATGTATCTAGAAAATTTCGTGAAGGATGGGAACCATGTCGTTTGGAAGATCATCCAGAACTTCAAATCCATATGATGGACTATGACTCGGAGTGGGCAAAGAAAGGGAATATAGAAATTGGTGGACAGTTATTATGCAAGATGCCAAAGAAAAGAGCGGAAGCTAGAACTGAGCATTTCAAAGGAATAGCTCAGAATCAGATGGAATCTGTAGACAACGCATATTTTAAAGACCAAGACTCTAGAATGGCTACCAAGCAAGTTTTTGAGAGAAAATCTAGAACTTCTTTTGGAAGAGATTCATAGAGATATTTTATAATTTTTTTTGACAGGAGATAATTATGTCAACTAGTGCAACTCCTCATGGAGCAGTACCTGTTGGATCATTAGTATCTTGCGCATACAATGCTAAAGTCACACATTACAAAATTAAAAATGCTTATGGCACATCAATCTTCTTTGGTGATTTTGTAAAATGGGGTGACGATAACCCAAATACAACTATACAAAAAGATACAGGCACAACTGCTTGTACTCCTATAGGTGTATTTCTCGGATGCGCGTATACTGATCCAAGTACAGGACAATTTACACCAAATCAATATTACCCAGCCTCAACTGCGGCTGATGATATTGTTGCTTATGTAGCAAGCGATCCTTTTTTAATTATGCAAATGCAATGTGATGGCGCGGCTGACCAAGACGATCTTGGTAAGAACTGTGCTGTCGTGCAAACAGCAGGATCAACTGCTTTCGGAAGAAGCAAAAACGCAGTCGATATATCTACTGTAGCGACAACTAACACACTACCTCTAAAAATCATCGACTTTGTTGATGGTCCAGATAGTGCTGTTGGTGATGCTTACACAGATGTATTGGTATCTTTTAATGTAGGTCATCAGTTGCTCAACGCAACAGGTATTGGCTAATAATATAGGAGAATAGTTTAATGGCTATTTCAAGAGCGCAAGAGCTTAAACAACTCCTTCCGGGTCTAAATGCCTTGTTTGGAGAAGAGTACACAACTTACGATAACCAACACGAAGAAATCTACACAACTGAGAACTCTGAGAGATCATTCGAGGAAGAACTCAAATTGTCTGGATTTGGTGCGGCACCAGTTAAAGATGAAGGAGCATCTATCAATTATGATACTGCTCAAGAGTCTTTTGTGGCTCGCTACACCCACGAAACTATTGCAATGGGATATGCGATTACAGAAGAAGCTATGGAAGATAATCTATATGTTTCACTTTCTGCTCGTTACACTAAAGCATTAGCTCGTGCTATGTCTTACACAAAACAAGTTAAAGCAGTTTTCCCACTTAACAATGGATTCACTAACAGCTTTCAAGGCGGTGATGGTGTAAACCTATTCACAGCTTCTGGAGATGGTGTTACTGGTGGTGACGGACATCCATTAGTAAGCGGTGGTAAAAACTCTAACAGACCAGCTACTGCGGCTGACTTGAACGAAACATCTCTTGAAGATGCAGTAATTCAAATCGGCAAGTGGACTGATGAAAGAGGACTAAAGATTGCGGCACGACCAAGAAAATTGATCGTACCTAGTGACCTTCAGTTTACTGCTACTCGTTTATTGCAGAGTGAATACAGAGTCGGTACTGCTGACAATGACATCAACGCTGTTAAGAGCAATGGTGTGATACCTGAAGGCTACGCAGTTAATAATTACTTAACTGATACTAATGCTTTCTTTATCATTACTGATGTTCCTGATGGTATGAAGCATTTTGTCCGTGCGCCTATGGCGACAAGCATGGATGGCGACTTTGATACTGGAAATGTTAGATACAAAGCTAGAGAGCGTTACTCCTTTGGAGTAAGTGATCCACTTGGTATCTGGGGTTCTCCGGGTAGTTCATAAGTAGTACAGAGAGTTCTAGTTACATCACACACCTATATAAAAACACCTTGAGCAAAAGTGGTTGTTAATTAGGACTCTCTTTTTTACTAGGGATAAATTATCTTTATCGACTGCCCTAGCAGACAAGCCAAGACGATAAAGTATTACCCAATGGAGGGTATGTAAAATGGCAAATACAACTTTTAATGGACCAGTTAGGTCCGAAGGTGGTTTTGAACAAATCACTAAAAACTCAACCACAGGTGCTATTACTACAGTTTTAGATATAGATACAAGTGGTAATATTGCAACTACAGGTACTATCAATGGCGATAAGAATGTAGCTGATGTTACAACTGCTACATACACAGTAACAGAAGCACAATCTGGTTCTATCTTTACTTTAAATAGAGCCGCAGGTATTGTAGTAACATTACCTACAGCCTCTTCTGGCTTACACTATCGTTTCATTATTGGAACTACATTTACAGGTACATTTAGTCTTGATGCTTCTTCGGCAACCGAAGGTTATAGCGATGCTTCTAATCTTCTTATTTGGGATAAAGATGCTCCAGCTACTGTAAGTGCTAAACAATTTTATGCTGATGGTTCAGATGACGACAAAATCACAATGGATGCAGACACTAAAGGTCGATTCATTGGTGGTGTTATTGATGTTGTTGGTATATCAGCAACTAGTGGTTCATTCACTAAATGTTGGATAGCTACTGGTCAAGTATATGGCGATGGTTCTCTAGCTACTCCGTTTGTATAGGAGAATGAATCATGGCTGATGCAGTAACTTCACAAACTATAATAGATGGTGAAAGAAACTGTGTTATGAAATTCACTAATGTCAGCGATGGTACTGGCGAATCCGCAGTTGCTAAAGTAGATGTATCTGCTTTACAAGCTAACTCAGCAGGAGTTTCCTGCTCAGAAGTTAGAGTAATGCGAGTTAGCCATGCCGTTGTTGGTATGTCAGTTCAAATGTTTCTTGATGCTACATCTAATGTTCTTTTAGCAGAACTAGCAGAAAGTAGTAATGGGCATATGGACTTTAGAGATTTTGGTGGATTACCAAATAACGCAGGTAGTGGTAAGACTGGTGACATTCTTTTCACTACAAAAGGGCATTCCTCTGGTGATACTTATTCTATCACCTTAGAAATGGTAAAAGTTTATTCAGACTAATAGGAACGAGTATGGCTAATAATTATGTTATTTCTGAAACTGGTGAGTTCCCAGCACAATACAAAGTATTACATCTAGGAGAAGATGGTATCTATAGACCTATTTTTGGTCCTGATCCTGATCTTGAAGATGCACAGCGTAAATGTGCCGAGATGAATGGTGAACGAGCTAAAAATGATAAAGGTCATTTTATAGCAGATGATCCATCAACACCT